AGAATGTTAGGAATCTCAGCTTTTACATTCCTAACCATGCCGTCCTGCTGTGCTAGCTGACCAGCTGTACTTCCTAAGTGCTGTCTGAACGCTTGCATCTTAGCTGGATCTAACCCTACAGCTTTAGCTACTTTTATTTCTATTTCATGGTTAGCTTTATCGGCACCTTTTCTCGCTTCTTCAAATTGTGTACGAACTTCAGGATCAAGAGAAGTATAAAGAACTGCAGCAGCGTTATACTGTTTAGTTACTTCTTCCTTGGCTTCTTCCTTTTTCTCTACCTCTCCTTGAACCCACTGCTTTAATGCCGTAGAACCGACATTTACAGCTAGCTCAAATAATTTAGGTATAATAGTTTCAGATATTGGTGCTGGTCCCGTCTTTCCAGCATCTGCAATCTCTATCTTATAATTATCTGCCTCAGCTTTCCGGATAGCTTCTCTATTCTCCATGAAGAATTTGAAGTTTGTATCCCTATTACTTTTCTCAACATCATGTTTATTAACCAAAGCATCAAGATACATGTTTGACCATCTATCTTGCATAGCGTTGTTGGCGCTCATCCCCTTGGAAATTCTTTCAGCTTCCTTTAAATCTTGATTTATTACTTCCCCAATATTTAGATCTATGTTCCAAGTAGAGACCTGCTCTTCTCTAGCGAATCCTTTAAATGTCATGTACTTAAAAAAGTAGTGTTAATTCTTCCGTAGAAGTTCGTCATAAGCTTGTTTAATATATTTTTGTAGTACATTTAGCTTTATATGTAATACGCCATCTACTGTCGTAACAGCGTCCGGGAATAATTGTTGAACCTGTTGAGCTGAGAATCCAGCTCTAACAAGTTGCTCTTCATCATGTTTATATTTAAACTGTATAGGTATTAATTCTTTTACTTTATCAAGAGTACTCACGTAGCTCCTTCACTGCGAATGCTAGTTTAGATAGATCATCATTTACTTCAGTATATTCAAGTAAAGATACTTCATGCTTAAATCTCATATCACATAGTAGCGGTAGGAATGCTGTTGCTATTGATGTGACAGCATTGAATGCCATCCCTACTCCTCTAGCGTGATCTGCTGCAGCTCCTGCTCCCATAGATCCAGCTCCTTTCCTAGGTTTTGGTGGTTCTCTAGGCAGCATAGGGTCTAACAGCTCTGCTCTAGGTAATGCTAAAGGTTTGGGAGGTAGTGGTGCCATCCCTGGCTTAGACATTCTTTGAGAATCAGCCATTAAATCGGAAGCATACTTATCGTGTTTTGCCTTCTTAATTGACCTATCATAGGCACTATGAATACTTAGTTTTGTAGCATCCCTTTGTTTTTCTCCTAATCTATACCCTATATCGGAGTATTGATCCTGTTCGTATAAGTCGATTAAGCTTTTATCTATACCTATCATGGTTAGATTATAAGCTGAATCAGCTCTAGAAACTTGATCTAATAGTTGTGCTCTACTTCTACCACCAGCAGCAATCACTGCTTGGTAATTCTTTTTAGCAGTTCTACCTGCTTGACCTTTAGCTTCAACTGATCCAGCTGCCTGCATCATTTTCACCAAACCTTCTTCATTCTTAAAAGCTGCTTCCGCTCTTTTAGCTTGTTGTGCGAAGGTCTCTTGCTGTTTCTGCTGATCAATTGAATGTCTTTTACTAGTTAATTCACTTTTAAACTGACTATATTTAAAATCAGCATCCATTGCTTGGAAGTTTACATCTTGTAATCTCTCCCTCCTAACAGCAGTATGTGATTCACTAGCTAATTCATAAGCCTTTCTATTCAGACCTAGTTGGGCACCGTACAGTTTCTCTGATTTATTGTATGCAGCCATCTGAGAATTAAACTCAGCTTCACGTTGTTGTACTTCAAAGTCCCAAGAACGCATTGCATTAGATTCTTGGTATTGAAGCTGCTGCTCCATGTTCCTCTTCTGAATCTCATTAGATAGAACAGCATCATTATAGTTTAATTGAGCTGATTCCCAGTTATACTTATGCTGGTCTTTAGCGGCTTTATATGCAATCTTTGTCTGTTTATCAGCAGCCTTATCCTGTCTTCTACCGGAATTACCTCCTAGAAATGACATACTTACCGTCTCCTTTGTTTTTTAGTTCTTTGTTTTTTTGGTTCAATTGGTTTAATTGGTTTAGATATCACTGAATAAAGGTGATCCCAGTCTGGTAAGGTTCTTACTAGACCTTTCCTACACCAAGCTTCAAGGGATACGCAACCATTCATTCTACCAAAATCCATAAATGTATCTATACAGGTAGGAAAGTCTGCCCCATGACCTGTAGTAGTAGCGTATGTTACAATCTGTAGATTCCTATATCTAGGGTAATGTTGTATTTTAGTTAGGAAAGCAGAGAAGATTTCTTCATCTTTAAATCCTACCCATAATTGCATCTCATCTTCTAAAATCATCCTTAGTGCATCGTAGGATTCCATTCTCCTGTCCGTATGCACTAACGCTTTATCTACTAATTCCTTAGCGATAGGCCATACCATCTCAATGTTTTCTTTAGCAACTAGATATATAGGGGTGGTCATTTTGTTTTAAGTTCTTCTATAGAATCGTGGTGAATACTGTCCTTCCCACATTAATGATGTGAGGGAGACAGGGAATGGAGAGTCACTGAAGACTCTCATATTGAAGTTGTCATTACGTTGATGAATCGGTATAGTGAATATATTCTCTTCTGATAGTGGTACATCATCAGCTAAATACTGACCAGCTTCGATAACAGGTTGTACATCGTACCAAGTATCTGTAGTTATCTCAATCTTTTGTGCAGGTGTAGCTACCCAAACAGTAGCTGCACTTGCGGGGATATCTCCAGCAGGTACTATATTTAAAAACGTAACTGTATCTGAGTTATCTATGGTATGGGTAACATTATCTTCATCAGTCTCTACTGTCCTTGTTATTGAGTAAGCTGTGGAAGGCTGTAGAGCACCATCTAAAGTAACTCTAATACCATTCTCCTCTTTAAGTAGGAATGGCACCTTGAAGGCTGTTTTAGAGCCGTCTCCTGAGAACTCTGCTGACTGTCCTTTATACCCTTTATTCTTTACTTTAAATCCTACAACACTTGATAGACCTACAGCTAACTTAAATCGTGCAACTGTTAGTGCTGCTGTGTAGTCATAATGTGAACCTTCTTGATTTAGTTTGTAGTATATCTTAGGTAGCTCTACATCGTAGTTGTATTTATAACCGACATACACATTATCAGCACTAGCTGATAAATCCTTACCTGGTACTTTGAAGTATGTACCATCATTATCGGTAATGACTTCAGTATTTCTATCAGGACTTACTGTGAAACCATACTCAGTTACACCAGCAAAGTCTTGTGTAGCATTACCTGCAATAAGGATTACTGGGTTAAGTGTAGTTAAGTTCGCATAAGGTATGTAGCATTTAGAAAAGTTACCAGCTGTATCATAGACAACCTTCTTCTCAGATGCACCAGCAGCACCGTTAGTAGCTGCAGTATACATATCCATATGTGGATTAATCTGCTGACCGTCAGCTGTAGTCATGATGGTTTCTTCTGGTGTCTGTGTTAGACTTGTACTAATTAAATGGTAAATACCATTGTCTTCAATAACAGTCCACATAGTATCAGAATCAATTGATAGATGCTGTACATTCCCTGGTAGTTCCCAGTTAAACCACGCTTGCATTAGTACTTTATCACCAACGATATAGGTTTTATAAAGATAAACCTTATTATCTAATGAACCGTATAAAGCAATCAGTGAGTTCTGTGGACTAGATACTAGATCAGTTACACTTGATGGAACCCATTCAGAAACAACTTTACCAACGTCATGTACTGAAGGACTTTCTTCTGATCCTCTAGTCTGCATTCCAAAGATCCTAGTATAGCTAGGTGTCTTACTTATAAAGTTAATTTGTGTACCAACTTCTACTGGATCAATATTAGGGTCCATCTCATAGTTAGAGATTCCTCTTATAGTCGCAGAAGATGGTGTTAAAATCTCAGCATCAGAGAACATAATGAACTGCTGATTCTGACTAAATAAGATTAAACCTTGTGCAGTTGAAACTATTGAGTTCAGAGATGTAGGTCTTATACTAGAGCAATTAATATCTATAGGGTCACTATCTGTTGAAGTTAAAGCTGAAGTATAGTAGAAATTGAAGAAGTCATTAGACCTACTCATAGATACATTATCTTTTGTTAAGAAACCTAATCTACTGTTGTGGTAAAATGCTTTTTGTATTGTAGCGCCTACAAAGCTAGGGTCTGAGTTAGTTAATGAATCACCGACATATCTCCCCTTCCATGCTAGCGTAGTTTGATCTTCAGTTTTCGGCTGTCTAAAGTGGAAACTATTTAAAGCATTGTTGAATAGCTCATGTGGTAGGGTAGTTGGATCCATACCTTCTGAGGATAATGGATCTCTAGTTTCCTCCCAGAAACCTAAACCTGATACACCGTTCTCTGCTACAAAATGACTCCAGTAATCATCTTCAGCACCACCGATGTTAACTACTTTAGCTTTTCTGCCGTGGACTGATTCAGCAGGTAGATCTGCTGTAGTTGTTACTCTCTCATTAAATGCAGAGATATGTGAATTACCTTGGCTATCATTAGCTTCTATTTCAAAGGCTGCTGGTGAGTTATTATTCAGAAGTTGTAGTTCTAATGAGGATGCTAACTTTGTTACTGTTAACACATGATTAGCCGGTAAAGTTACCGATTCTAAATCTTCTTTCAATTCTTTTAGAATTCTATCTGCAGTATTATACTTCTCATCTTTAGGATTAGTCTCTGCGTTCGCTGCAGATAGACTTTCTGCATTTAGTGTAGTATAGAATGCTGCTAGATTATTAGTTAAATCATCATTAATTTCAGCTACCTTTAATGTTAAATCAGCACCTCCACCTGATCCAAGTGTAGAATCAGCTATTGTTATAACATCATCTACAGCATATCCTGTACCAGCATACTCTGTACTTACTACGCATCCTCCACTAGAATTAACTACAACATTAAAGGTAGCATTACCATTGGCACCACCTGTTGAAGCTACATTAAGATATGTGCCTTCAGTTCTACTTGCGTCAGCATCACCTATATCTTTAATATATCTAATACTAGTAGAATAATCAGTACCATAATAGAGTGATCCAATTTTTAATTTAATCTGATACTTACAGCTATAAGCTATATTTTTTAAACGTACTGTACCTTTATAACCGGATACATAATCTAATGCAGTTGGAGCTGCTTTCGCTGCTACTACTTTAGTTTTATTAGTGATGATAGAAGTATCTTGTACAGTCAGTACATCATAATTATTTACTGTAGTATTAAGATAGTTACTACAAGATTCTCTTGTAATCTTAGCTGTTACATCATCCTGCGTACCAGTGATAGTATTAGCAATAGTTATTGTATCACCAACCTTATAATCAACACCTTCAGTATGGACTGTTACTGTTTCAACTACACCAGCGCCTCCAATATCAAAATTAACAGTCATACCAGTACCATTACCAGATGTTGATACTTCCTTATTGGTATATGTATTTTGGATGCCTTGTGCTGCTCCATCTTCTTCAACTGACATTAAAGTACCGTCAATTAGAACAGTACAGGCTACACCTTCTTTGTTCCAAATTTTAATAGGAGCAGCTGTATGAGTAGCTGTATTTAAAATACATCCAATGTAAGTTTCTGTTTCATCTCGTTTAATGAAAAACCATTTACCGTTAACTAGTTCTGGTGAGTTTCCTGATGCTGGTGAGTAGATGTTTTCAATGAACTTGAAACCTGGCCTCTTCATCAATCCAAATGTAGGATCAGGCATTGCATTTAAGCATTCCCTTACTTGGCCAGGTAGTTTCTTTTGGTCTATTTGTTTCGATACCCCTCCTAAGAAGTTAGGGGTTGTTTGAGTTACTGCTGCCATTAGCGATACAATGCTTGATAAGGTTTGTAGCTTATGTAATTATTCTGTCCTGCAGGTGTACCAAAGAAGGTATAATCACCTTGATTACATTCATACTCTAAAGCCATAGCTCTAGTATAAGCTTCTCTCTGTTGTAACATCTGGTATTGACCACCATCTCCTACAATTCTACTAGATACGATAGTAGCAGATCTAGCTACAATGTAATCTTGAATAGGAATAGGTAGGTCTACCCAATCAAATAACCAGACAATATCTAATCTGATTTCATCTCCTGCTCCACCTGTAATGTCATAAGTATGGTTATATTTATCGTATAGTTTCCCTTCTCTCTTTACTACATCTGTATAAGCATTAGCTGAGCTAGTAGTTAAATCTACTTGCAGCATATTATTAGGGATAGGGAATTGTTTATTTGCATCAGTTATTTTTGGTGTATCATATTCTGTGTTGAAGGACCAGCCTTCTGCCTGCACTTCTCGTGACACTGTTAATAGTGTATCGTAAGCAATCGCAACGTCCGGGTTGGTTTGATCGAGCGAAGTAACAGGAGCCTGACCAACTGACGCCAGGATCTGGTTAACTGCAGGTAATTCTTGTGTAGCGTTAGTTGTAGGTATAGGCATAATTAGAATTAAAAAAAAGGGAGCCCGAAGACTCCCCGTGTATAAATATAAATAAATATATTTTAAAGTTTACTGATAACCAGCGTTGTTTGCGGCTGTCTGAACAGTACCGAACTGAGCAGGCTTAGTAGATACACCAGCAAACAGTTCAACTGCTGCTGCAGGGTTCAAGTAATCTGCCCCACAGGCCAAACGCCCGAGGATTACGTCACCTTGATATACCACTGAAATGTCACCACTAGTAACTTGTACTGACGGTCCTACTGCTTCAACTACACCGGCTGCTTCACGTTGGAAGATCAATCCGCATGAGTTAGCGAAGTCTGAAGTCTGACCATAGTCATTGTTAATACCAGTATCAGAATTCTCAGCATCTTCAATAGCTGCCCCAATGAAGTCACCAGTATTACCTGGATCAGCTACATTGGTGTCAACAGTATCATCATTACCTGAAGCAGGTGTGTACTTAGTACCATACTTACTCAAGAATGGGATATTCATTGACTTGTAGATTTTAATGCCTGCAATCTCAACGATTCCGTTTCCTTTCTGGCGAGCAGAACCTTGTTCATCACGGTTGATAAGACCATTCTCGCCAACCTGTTGAATCAATTTATAGTATTGTCTGGGGTTCAGAATCCCGACACGTCCTTCAGTGCTAATACCCTTCTCATCAAGTGCTGCTGCTGCATCATAGAATGCATCTACAAGGTTGGAAGCATTGTATGCATCATTAGCATCTGTACCTCCACCTACTTGAATCTGAGTTCCACCTGGCTCTTCTGCACCAGACTTCATGACTGGGTTCTTAGCCCTAGCTCCCCGTGTGATAGCACGGAAGATCAAGCGGTCATATTTTTCTGCCAAAGCATACCCGATTTTACGGGAGATCTCCGACCGAAGATCGTAGTGAGCAAGAGTCTCATCAAGTTCATATAGGAATGCACTTGAGATAAGTAGATCATCAATTGTGATCGTCTTCTCTGCTACTGGGGGAGCGCCTTGGTCATTACCCATGATGCTCTGACCCGGAATATGATACTCCGCTGAGGTGCGACCCGTATAAATAAATTGTAAAGAGCGTCCTGATTTTAGCGTACGCTTCATGACTAGATCACGAGCGATCGCATTGTTCTGGAACCCTTTAAACATTTCTCCACTGAACAGCTTAAGGTAAAGTGCTCTAGCTTCTGCAGTAGTCCTAGGTGAACTTACTGCACTGTTTAAGGCACCCGGCGATACAAGTGGTGCCGGGTTTACTGTACTTTGTTGTGCCATTGTTAATTAATAAATTAAATGTATTGTTTATTTTCTCAGCTGAAATTGTTGATCAATTTGTTTGTGGTCTTTCCCACCGTCTAGACGGCAAAAGGTATCCTCGTAAGGGCTAATGCCAATTGGAAGAGAGTCCGACTCTGAGGTGCTCTCTCCCTCCTTTTATTTAACTGGCCATGTTATTTGCATAGCCAGGACTAACATTAATGTAAGAAAACTTACATATAATATAGCCATTTAGAAGGACCACTTAACACCAAGCTTGGTGCCATAGTTATTGTTATCGGTATCTGTAGTGGCGAACGCAAGTTCTCCATAGACTGATACATCTTCAGAAGCAGCAATGCTTCCGCCTACCTTACCTGATAGTTCGGTGTTGTTATCTCCACCACCGTTGGATGCTTGTACTTGAGGACCACCTTGTAGGTAGTAGTTAACAGCTCCAGCAGTACCTTCGTAACCTACGTGTAGGTCAGTAGCTGAACCAGCCCAGTCAGAGCCAGCCCATCCACTATTAACTTCAGCGTTAACATAGGGTCCAGCCATTGCAGGTGTCGCAGAGAGAGCGGACAGTGTTACAAGTGCAATAAATGATTTCATTTTAAATAATTAATAAAGGAATAGTTTTTAGTTACTTACCTTTAAGGTAAGCCACTCCACGGTAAACAAGTTTAGCTTGCTTCTCAGCTTGCTGTTGCTCCTTTACTCGTGCTCGCAATTCTACGGCTTTCATGATTAACTCCATAGCTTAACTCCCCGTTCCATGAGTTAAGTAACATGCGCTCCTTTCGGAGTGAACGGATGTTTGTTTTGTTTAGAACAAGCCAGGAATAATCTGACCTGTTACAATGTATGAGCCTACTGCAGCCCAGACTCCCAGCATTGCTAGGCGTCCATTAACTCGTTCAGCTTTTTCGTTGTGTGTTTCTGTTACTTCCATAATCTCCATTGGTGGTTCTTTAGCGTAAAGGTTTTGTTGTCCTAGTTCGTTGGTGGTTACTGTCATTAGAATTGTACGTCAGATCTTTCAAGTTTTTCCATTACCTTACGGCGATAAGCTGAGTCATTCTCATACTTTGAATCATTCATAGCTTCAATTACCTGAGCTTGACTTTCAAACTTATCGCCTCTATTGCTCGCTGCTTTACCTGTTAGCATTTCTCCTTCCGATCCTTGTTCATCAGCCATCCTGTACTTCAAAGTTTGTACTGCAAAGAAGCAAGCAAGTGGATCCCCTTTATCCATAACAGTATCATACATCTCAATCTCTTTAGTATCCATAGAATCAGCCGCCCACTGCATCATAGACTGGTAGCCTTCATCGCCTCCAGCGATGTCTTTAAGCATACTTACTTGGTCATCTGAGATAGTTTGGCTTTGATTTTTCTGTCTGTAATCAAGATGCATCTTAGCTATATCTTGAGGATCTAATTTACTTAGCTCCTGAAGAGTATCTTCTGATACGGAATCACCCGTAGCTTCATTCCATAGCCGGTCAAGGAAGTCAGTTGCAACCTCCTCTTCCGGTTCTGACTCTTCAGTTTCTGCTTCAGCTCCTGTAGTTTGCTCATCTCCTTCACTACCTAATTTCTTTTGAAGTTCTTCATAAGCTTTCTCTAATTCTTGTGCATTTTGATACTTACCAGCTAGTAGTCCTTCCTGTTCAGCTTCCAGATTCTCACCAATTTCTAGTGATTCCTGTTCATCTGAATTCAGTACTTCTGTATTAGGCTCAGTATTTACTGTTAGTGTTTCTGCCATAATTTATTGTGGTGGTTATCGTTGTTGTTGCTGTTGCTGTTGTTGCATAGCCATTTGCATCTCAGCCTGCTGCTGCTTCTGTTGAACTGCAGCCATAGCCGGAGCATTCTGCTGCTCTTGCATAGCCATCTGTTGCTGCTGTTGCTGTTGCTGCTCACCTTGGATCTCTTGCATACTCTTCACTAGGTTGAGTACATCAATTCCTGAAGATGTAGCTAGACGTTTAATGAGTTCATCTGGGTTGATGAATTGTTGAATAGATTCTGGTCCTAATGTTTGAGCAATTAGTTGTAAGAATTGAGCCAAGCTTTCTCTATCTTGCCCACGTCCTAAAGCATTAATACCTGCTACGATGGTAGGTTTAACGATCTCTTTAGGTATTGCAGGTATAGCTTTTGTCTTCTGCATTACAGAGAGTTTACGATCAAGATAAGGTACTAGGAACTCAACAGTTAGTAGGCTGAATAGCCCGCCAAGTTGCTGTTCCAATTCCATCTGAGTCATACGCACCTCTTCGGCAGTTGTACGCTCAGATTGTCTTACATTAAGAATGAGGAATGCTTCACTTAGTCTCTTCTCTAGCTGCATCATAATGTTAGCTGCAGTAGCGAAGTCAGCAGTCTTACCTACTTGAATGACACCAATATCATCAGGTCTTCCCTGTACAATAGCACCATTACCAGCCTTAGCTAGTGTCTGTGGTTTAGTACTGGAACTAGGGCTGACAGTAAACACCACCTTAGCGGCTGCTGCTGACCCTTCTACCAGTGCTTGACTTAGTGCCTCTAGGGATTTAAGGTCTCCTAAGAACTCTTCAACACGGCCTCTTCCATAGTCCTCTCCGTCAACTGTATTGAATCTCAGTGGTAACCAAGGTGTTGTATTTAATGGAGCCTTACTAATTGACTTAGGAATTACCTTACCATATACTTCCTGATGCCAGTACACTCTATTACTTTTTATTGTGACATGTGTATAGACTTCACAGTCTTTGTTACCTTCATCCTCATTGTATCCAGTGATCTCATCTTTATTTAGATCAGGTACTAATTCTTCAATAATTTTTTTGTTAATAATTTCTTTAGTAACAATCTCAATTACATTACCATTACCATCTCTTTCAATGACATATCTATTAAGTGGGTATAGTTTTAAACCATCCTTACCCATAAAGATGAGT